ATACCCATTATTGCTGCTTGAGTAGCAAATGTAGATAAAGCATCTGCTGCTCCTGTAATAGAATCAAACCCAATTCCTTGCAACAAACTCAAGGCATATGTAAATGGTATAAGAGCAAGTCCAAGAACGGCTATTGCTGCTGATCCTAATATAATAAGAGGTGAAAATACACCCATTACTGCGGCTCTAGTAGCAAACATTTCTAAAGCAGTTGCAGCAGATATAATTGTATCCATACCTACTCCCTGCAGCAAGCTTAAGGCGTATGTAAATGGAATTAAGGCAATACCTAATATTCCTATAGCGGCTGAACCTAATATAATAAGAGGTGAAAATATACCCATCACGGCTGCTCGGGTAGCAAACATCTCTAATGCGGTTGCTGCTGCAATAATTGTGTCCATTCCAACGCCTTGTAATAAACTTAAGGCGTATGTAAATGGTATTAATGCTAATCCCAATATTCCTATAGCAACAGATCCTAATATGATAGGTGCAGCAAATACACCCATTATAGCAGCACGCGTTGCAAACATTTCTAATGCTGTTGCTGCTGATATTATGGTGTCCATTCCTACACCTTGTAACAGACTTAGTGCATAAGTAAACGGTATTAATGCTAAGCCTAAAATACCAATAGCAACAGAACCTAAAATAATCAGTGGTGAAAATATACCCATTATAGCAGCACGCGTTGCAAACATTTCTAAAGCAGTTGCAGCAGATATAATTGTATCCATACCTACTCCTTCCAATAAACTTAAGGCGTACGTAAACGGTATAAGAGCTATACCTAATATTCCAATTGCTGCTGATCCTAATATGATTAAAGGCGAAAATATACCCATTACTGCTGCTCGGGTAGCAAACATTTCTAAAGCAGTTGCTGCTGATATAATTGTATCCATACCTACTCCTTCCAATAAGCTGAGAGCAAAGGTGAATGGAATTAATGCTAGCCCTAATATTCCTATAGCAGCTGAACCTAGTATGATTAGTGGTGAAAATATACCCATCACAGCTGCTTGAGTAGCAAAAGTAGCTAAAGCATCAGCTGTTGATATAACAACATCATTTCCTATTCCCTTCATTAAACTTAAAGCATAGGTAAAAGGAACAAGGGCTAAACCTAATATTCCTATTGCTACAGATCCTAGTATAATAAGAGGAGAAAAAGCACCCATTACAGCAGCACGAGTAGCAAAAGTTGATAATGCTTCAGCGGTTGAAACGATAACATCATTTCCCACTCCTTTCATTAAGCTGAGAGCATAAGTAAATGGTAAAAGAGCAAGGCTTAATATTCCCATAGCAACTGATCCTGCTATGATAGGAATTGAAAGTATCCCCATTACTGCTGCTTCAGCAGCAAATATAGCTAATGCTTTTGCAGTAGAAATGATAACATCATTTCCAACTCCTTTCATTAAACTAAGAGCAAATGTAAATGGTATTAAGGCAACACCTAATATTCCTAAAGCAATTGCTCCACTTTCTATTAATGGAGCAAATGTTCCTGCTGCTGCTGCTTCAAGAGCAAATATACCTAAACTAACTCCAGCAGCTATCATAGTACTTACATCCACTCCTTCTAGCAATTTCATTGCAAAAGCAAATGGTATTAAAGCAGCTCCTAAAATAGCTACCGCGATTGATCCTTGTATTACTTGTTCTTTAACTCTACCTAAAGCAAGAGCAGCTAATGTTAATCCACCTAATGCTATAAGTCCTTTACCAACATCTTCCCATTTTACTTTACCAAATTCTTGGAATGCTTTTGCAGCAACATATAATGCTCCTGCTATTATTAATAATGATGAAGCACCTTGAATCATTTTAGAAGCACCCATTCCCCCTAATAATCCACCTCCTTTACCCATTGCTCCAGAAGCAGCGCCACTAGCTTGTGCTGCGGCCCCACCTGCTTGTGCTGCGGCTCCACCTGCTTGTACTGCGGCTCCACCTACAGAAGTTGCGGCACTAGCAGCAACGTTTGTAGCAGCACCTGTTGCTGCTTGGGTTGCTCCTCTTTTTACAGCAGAGGCTGCTCCACCAGTAAATAAAGAAGTTAAACTATTTTTAAAATTAGTTAATGTATTAGCTGAAAATGCTGATGTAATACTTGTACCTATTCTTCCTATAGAACCTAACATTCCTGTTAATCCAATTCCTATCTTAGGGAGTAAAGTAAATCCTAATATAGTAAAGGCAGCAATCATTCCTGGTGTAGATGATAAAATATCTGATATTTTTTCTGCAATAAAAGATACAGCATCAAATATAGGGCTAAATACACTTAGTATTTTCATTGCTACTCCAACCATATTAGCTAGAGCATCTAATAATTGTCCTACAGGACCTGCCACAAGATTACCAATAAGGTCTTGTAGTTTTGCCATTGCATCAGCAAACTTATCTTGAGCAGCACGTTGTTGTTCTTGATACTGAATATATTCAGCAGCAGACATATTCTTGCGCTTCATTTCATCTAATTGCTCTTTATTGAGACTAGCTGCTTGTTCTCCATATTGGTTTACAGCCTCTTGTTTCATTAACATTTCAGACATTTCGTCTCTACTCATACCAAAAGCTTCTGCTAATGATTGTTGAGCAAGAACGTTCATTTTCTGGTAGTCATTTAATGTGCCTACTTGTTCTCCTATTTCTTTTGTTAATGTAGCTTGATCACCTGCTAAAGCGGCTGCTCTAGCTCTTTCTAGATTTAACTGCTTACCTGTCATTAACTCAGCTTTTAATTCATTTTCTATAGATGATTCAAAGTTAAGTAATGATTCTCCTGTTTTATTTACTTGTTCTAAAGTAAGACCTAATTTTTTAGCTTCAACAACAGTAGCAGCTAATGCTTTTGGATTGCCTTGGAATTTAATTAAAGTACCTGCACTCAATTTAGAAATATCCTGCATCACTTCCTTCATAGAGAAGTGAGTCTTAGTAGCTAGCATAGCACTAAATGCCCCTTCTCTTATCTTATCAGTATAAGCTTCAGTTGATACTCCAGTAGCTGCAGCAGCACTAGCTAATTTACCTGCTTCTTGTGCTGTTAATCCAGTTAGTCCTGTTAATTTAGCGAATGTAGCTAGTTCTTCATTGCTATATTTAACTGCCATTCCCATTTCCTGAGATAACTCAGTTTGGGCTTTTAATAATCTATCTGTATTAATAAACGTATCTCCTGTTGAGCGAGAAAAAGCAGCAACATCTTGTCTTATATTTTCTGTTGCTTTAGCACTTAGACCAAATGATTTTCCTAATTCAACTACTTGTTGGTTTGCTTTAAAACCTAAACCAACAATGGTTGTTAATAAAATAACAGGATCTGTAAGGAGTTTTTTAAGTCCTCCTAATGATGTATTAACAAATACACCTAATGATTTAAATTTATTTACTAAAGAACCAGCATCTTCAATAGCTTTTTGTTTAATTTTAGCTTCTTCTGCTGCTAATGATTTTAATACAATTTTACTATTTTTTTCTTTAGTAGTAAGTTCTTCTTGCTTTTGTAAAAGTTCTTGATTTTTTAAAGCTAATTCATAGTCACTTAATTCACCTCTAGCTATTTCAGCCTTAATTTTTTGAATTTCTATTTCAAGATTTAAAGTTTCTTGTAATATAGCAGCTCTATCACTTTCTATTGTTTGAATAGCCTCTATTACTTCTCTACTTTTTAAATTTTTATCAATTAAATCTTGATTAAATTTACTAACAGCATCTTTTGCATCACTTATATCTAAAAAGCTAGCTAATCCACCACCATATTTTTCAATAATAGAGGCAGCTGCTCCTGCTATACCATTTAATTCTTCTCTTGTTTTAAATATTTGTTTTGAAATATTAAGTTCTCTTTCTAGGAGAGGAAGACCATCTTCTATAGCATTTTTAGATGCTTCAAATAATTCTTGTTCTTTTGTTAAATTGTTTAAACGTCGTTGTTGAGATTTTGTTAATCCTTCACTATTTTCTATTGCTGCTCTTCTTAATCTAGCTATTTCATTTAATTGATTAAATTCACCTCTTTCATTTCCTAATCGTTCAACAATAGTACTTAATTCATCTTTACTTTTATCTAAACTTGAAGTTTTTTTCTTAAGATCTTTTTCACTTAAATCAGAAATTCCTTGCTGGAAGTATTTTAAACTTTCAGCTATACCTGTAATGTCTTTAAAAGTAGATTTGCCTGTTTGTAATAAGGCATTTTGATTTTTTAATTCTGCTGTTGTTTCTTTAAAACTCTGATATAAGTAGTCAGTGGAAGATACAGTATCTCTTATAAACTTTTCAGTTTTTTCTATTTCTTTTTCTAAATTACCAGCATTTTTAGCAGTGTTTGCTATATTTTCAGCAGCTTGTCTAGTATATCCATCAGCTGTTTGTAACAGTTCTATATATCTTTCAAATAATTTATTTTGTTCTGCTTGTTGTTCTGGTGTTAAAGCTGGCATATTAGTAACATAATATTATGCATATAAATATTAAAAGCGCCTATTTTTTAGGCGCTTTCGATGTATAAGTTGGATTTTTAGGAGATATATTAGGTTTAGCAATTTCTTTACTATTTCTTTTTGTTCCTCTTGAGCTTTTTTCTGCTTCTTCTGCTTCTTTATCATAGAACTCTTTCATCATATTGAATGTAGTTCTACGTAACCATAAAGGCATATTATAAACAGTATCCCAATCGTATCCACCTTTTCCGTGAAATACTATTTCATGGATCTGTTTGAATATATGTACTCTATACTCCGGCGTCAGGCCAAAAAAAGTTAACTGAAATAGGAACAGTTATACCCTCCCCTGTATAATCTGCATCTTCAGGGTAATACTTTAAGTTAATATCTGGAGATATTTTAGCATAATGTTCACGTAATGATCTTGCTTCGGCTGCTAATAAAAAATTATCTACAAACTCGCGGATTGACTTTTGATCACGATCTCCATTAATTGAAGTAATAATGTGTTTCATTCTTGTCGTAACATCTGTTGTAGAGTTTGGATTAATTTTTTGCAAACCTTTAATTTCAGCATCAATTTTTTTCTCATCACCGTGTGTTAATAACTTAAATGTTACTACATTACCTGATTTTGGTAAATTAAAAGTAAATTCATTTACACCTTTTTTTAGCAAAGTTTCATCTAATTGTTTTTCATCTAATTTAGACAAATCAACAGTAGCTTCATATTCTTGACCACTGGATACGTATTTAAATGTGTAATCTTTACCATAACCTAAAACACGAGCAGCAATTAGAATTGCATTTTTATCGCCCACTAATAATTCATCATAATTAATAGAAGTAACAATTAGTGATTGAAGTAATTTATCAATTACTGTACCTTGTTTAATATAATTGGTATTGGTGAGAATATCTTCTTCACGTGCCGTCATATACTTCATTTCAATTTCACCTTTTGAAAGTGGTGATTCTTTAGAATACAATAAACCTTTTGAAGGTAATGTAACTTTTTCTGTTGGTAATTTTAATTCTGCCATAAACGTATTTTTTTTTATTTTATTTTGTTCGTATATAAATATATGCAAGAAAAAAGCACTTGCCAAAAAGGCAAATGCTTCTTTTATATTTAGTGGTTTTTCCTTAGAAGTTCAATACACAATAATCCATAGCGATAGTTACGCTAAGAGCAATTGCTGCTTCTCCAGAAGACCAATCGTAATCACCAAAGCTAGCTTGCTTACAAAAAGCACCTTTAATTACCCACTCACTTACGATATCACCTACAGGACCTAATACGTTCAAAGTTATATCTTTCTTATAAAAGTCAGAATAACCGTCACGGCCTGTTACTGATTCGTGTGCTAAACGAGCCCATTCCATTACTGATTGTGCACCAGAAGGAGTGATTGGATCGTATAACTCAAGTGTTATATCATCCCATCTTACTTTACCTTTTACTTTACGGTAAACATTGATGTGATCTAATACGATTTCGTTAGTATTAAAAGAAGGAGCTTTTGCTTTCTTAATTAAGTATGCTGGGATACCATCTATATACATGATGAAGCGATTGGCCACTTTGGGTTCAAACGCTGTAAACATTATTTCATTTGGATCTAATACTGCCATTTTATTTTAAATTTTATTTGTTGTCAATAAATATATGGAACTACATCCCCTATGCAGGGAATGTAGCGCCAGTTGGAAGAATGTTAAAGTTTAAGATTACAAACTCAGCAGTTTTAGTTGGTTGGATAAAAATCTGACCTACTAATTGGTTACGATCAATAACATCTGGTGTGTTATTTGTAGCGTCCATGATTACTTTATAAGCATACAAACCTTGACGTTGTACTACTGATGATAAGTATGGATTAACTTGAGCTAAGAATCTGTTACGTGTTGTTGTTGTATTTTGTTCGAATACTAATGTACGAGCAATACCACCGATAAATCCTTTTAATGCAATTAACAAACGACGAACGTTTAATCTATCAAGAGCACTTGGTTTTTTCTGTAGTGTTTTCTGACCCCATACACATACTCCAACGTTAGGGAATGTAGCTAATGGGTTAACTCTACCAAGATACAATGTATCGCGATCTGTTTGTTGTACTCTACGTTCAGGAGAAACTACTGATGGAATACCACCACGGTTAAGACCGGCTGGTGCAAACCACTCAGCTGTAGTTGAATCATTATATGCTAATACACCACCAATTACTGTTGATGGAGGACACCATACTGTTTTACCTAATCCTGCTGAATACAATGAAACCCAAGGATAATATGTTGCCGCATAATTACTTAAATAATTACCAGCATTTGATACTGCAGATGCAATTGAAGTGCCATACAAACCAGCGTCTGCTACCCACACAGCATCACCTCTGTTTTCAACAGTTGTGATAGCAGCATTAGAAGCATCACCAATACTTAATGCAATTCCTGGGGCTAGTAATACATTAAATTGATAATTATCTTTATCTGTTAGGAAACGGAAAGCATTAATATAGTCAGCAGGTGCAAATCCTTGAATGTTTGTTAAGCTTGCTGATTCGTACATACTTTTACTTGCATTTGTATCAACAAGACCACCAGCAAAAGCACCACCTAATGAGCCACTTCCTATAGCTGGCATGAAAGCAGCATATGAAGATGATTTAAAATTACCATTATTATCAATTGAGTCTACCATAGGGAAAACTGACTTTATACGAACAAATGCAGATTTGTTAGCATAATCGCCTGTATATGTAACAACACCTGTTGCTACATCTGGAGTTGGTTTTAGATCACCAATAACACGAGAAATATAGTTAGGTAATTGAGGATCCAAACTTAAATTAGACCATGTTTCTAATACATTCTTTTGAGTAGCAGTATCATCACCTCTTCTAACTAAAAGAGTAAATACACCACTTCCTGTGTCAGAATAAGCAACTTCATAACGAATATTTTGAGCAGTACCTACATCTAAAGCACCACTTGTTTGACTACCTGAGTTATTCATTTGATTACCCCAAGCTAATGTTTCAAGAACAAAAGAATTTGATGGAGCATTGCTAGCAGTAACAGAAGCAGAAGCATAAGTAGTAACTCCAGCGCTACCACTAATAATTCTAGTTATTAACATTGTTTGACCTCCATTAGCAAAATATTCTTTTGCTGCTAAAGATGTCCAATATTCATAATAGTATGAACCACTCTTAAATGTTTCACCATACAACGTTTTAAATTGATTGTAATTAGTAACATAAGTTGGTACAAAAGGAACGCCTAATACTGTTGGACCTACAAGAGCAGCGCCTACTACTTGTGGTGTGGCGTTGTAGAAACTTTGATCAGTCTCTTGTTGGAACACGCCCGGGGAGATAATTACTTCTGCCATTTTTATTTAATTTTGTTTAAGATTAATTTATTATTTATCTAGTAATAAATATCTATAGGGATATGCAAAACGCAGAAGTAATCGAAATTAGAATGGAGTTATTTCGCCTGTTTGAGGATTAATATTTCCTACACCATATTTTTCTTGAAGATCTCTTACCATTACTCTTTCTTGTTCGCTTAATGTTTTAAGATCACTTACAATACCATCTTTTTCAGATTCTATTACAACTTTTTGTTGCAGTAATGCTTGTAATTGTGCTTCAATACTACCCAATTAAAATACAAACTTATTATATTGTGTTTGCATATCTTGGATTTGTTGTAATTCTTCTGGTGTTAATTGTTTTGTTTCAGACATAATCTTTATTATTTATTTTTTCCAGCGTTTATCAGGACATGCCTCTTCGCCGGGTAAAGGTGAAAATATTTTTTTACTTAATGGGCAACCACATAATCCACAAACATGTGTATCTATATGTTTATAGTATTTTTTGTTTGGACATCCATCACAAATAGAAATACGATAACCCGCTATTATTTCTTGTTCAGGTGTTGGATTAGCAGCAGCTATCCATGCTTTTGCTATTTCAACTAATTTAAGCATCTACTTTAGTAGCTGGTTTCTTTTTAGATTGTGGTTTTTTCTTTGATTTAGCTTCTCCTGTTGGTAATGGTAGATCAACTTTAGGATACGGTACTTCGTCTGGAGTTGGTTCCGGTACTGTTTCTGGCTCAGGAATTGGGTCTGGTGTGATTGGATTTTCTTCTAATGATAGATCTTTTTTCTTTGGAAGGAAATTAATAACAAGTGCTACTACTATTCCCGCGAGAATAAGGATAAGTGAAATTGGCATAATCTATTATATTTTTGTTTGATATAAATATATACAAAAGATAGGAGACAACCAAATTTATTTTTCATCTTCTTCAATAGCGTCTATACTATGGTTTTTATCTATAGTATCTAATAACCTATCTAATAAACGACCGGCTACAGTTAATGTATTTGTACGTTTGTTTTTGCCTATAACACTACTTATTGTTTCATCTTCATTTCCAAACCTATGTCCTGCTTTTTTTATTAGTGTTAAATTAAATAATTGACCACACATCACATTGCCTAGCTGATCTATTCCTAGAGCTATGTTGTATAGATGCTTTTCTCTTTTAGGATAAAACATAGAAACTACAAACCCTATTGGAAATAGTATAATAGATATTAATATAGCTATAATAAGAGCTATCATTATGCTTCTATTAAGTATGCATTATTAAATATCGCATCAACCTGTGCCGATGTAAGTCCTAATATACCTTGCAACATTGCAACTGTTGAACTACTTCTCAAAACCACATTTGCTTTTTCCCAAGCCGTTTTAGCAATAGTTTTAGTATCTATCTCTTGTTGAGTTGATTCTGGGAAGTTATTAATAGTTGTAGTTACAAGTGATTCCAGTCCCATAATTGCTAACTGAGATCTGAGTTGCCAGAGAGTAACCTCAGTGGGAATACCCGCTATAACAGTTGCTGTTAACGGTTTCATTAATTCTCCTTTAAAATAGTTATCTATTTGAAAAGAAGAGATTACAAAAAGTAAATGATCTCTTTCAACCTGTGTTAGATTAGTTTGATTTGATGCTTTTAATTCTGTAGAAATTCTATATTCTAAAGCAGGTTTATCTGTTGTAACACGAACATCTAATTCACCAGCAATATATTCTGATGCTTTTTGTTGTGTACCATAAATGGTACCGTCTTTTGTAATGTTGTAATTAAAATTGTATATCATAATTGTTATGGTTTTAAAAATCTTTGCTTATGTGCTAAAAAAACTTGCATAATTTCAGTAGGAGATAATATTCTTTCC